CCGCAGGCGCTGGGGTAACCACTCTAGTTGAGGGTGCCCTAAAAGGAATCATTACTGGTATCTCGACTCTAAAAGACGAAGTTGAAGTTAAGGTCCTATCCTTCACTCCAACCAACGGCATCTCGCAGAATGTTGACTATCAGCAGGGTGGCACTTGGTCATTCGTTGCTGGTGAATTCAACCTCTATGATGAAGTTGGTATTATAACCACTACCGCACAAACCACTCTAACTCCAACTGACTGGTTTGATAGTCAGACCATCGACCTACAAGGTGGACGAGTCACCGTTAACTGGAACTCCCTAGCAAACCGTCCAACGACCACTGAGTATGCTCGTAGTCGTAACTCCCGTTTCGACGAATTCCACATCGTAATCTTTGACGATACTGGTGATGTAACCGGTAACGCAGGCACCATTCTTGAGAAGAATCTTGGTATTTCAAAAGCACGCGATGCTGAATTCTCTGTAGGCACTCCCTCCTACTGGAGAAAGCATCTTGCTAACACCTCCAGTTATGCCTTCGGTGGATCACAACCCGTAGGTGTTGTTACTACTTCCTTCGAGGAAGGTGGTGGTAATGGTTTTACCCCCGAGACCGGTGGTGAGTGGGACCAACAGACCCGTAACGTCAACTTCTTCTCCTGTGGTAACCTTCAACTAGTACTGGAAGAAGGCACCAACTACGATGGTCTCAAGGACATTGAGGCAGACGGAGCACTCAGAGTAGATGTAGGCGATATCGCTGCTGGATACGATAATTTTGAATCTAACGACGATACAAACGTAGACTTCCTACTAATGGGATCTGCCGCTTATAGCGAAGCAGAGACTCAGTCACTAGCAAACAAACTCATTGCTATTGCTGAATTGAGAAAGGATGCTCTAGCATTCATCTCACCTTATAGAGGATCTCAAATCACTGATAGTGGTGCTGGTGCTCAGGTAACTATTTCTTCTAATCTAGTCACCGACAACATCATCAACTACTACTCAACCGTAGGTTCTTCCTCCTACGCGATCTTCGATACGGGATACAAGTACATGTATGACCGTTTCGCTGACAAGTTCCGCTATGTCCCCCTCAACGGTGACATCGCAGGTTGCTGCTGCCGCACCGATCAGGTTGCCTTCCCCTGGTTCTCACCAGCAGGCACCACCAGAGGCGCAATCCTCAACGGATCACGTCTCGCATACAACCCCACCCAAGCACAGAGAGACCGTCTCTATAGTGCTCGTATCAACCCAGTAATCTTCGCTGGTGATATTGGTGGAATGATTCTATACGGCGATAAGACCGGTCTATCCGCTGCTTCCGCTTTCGACAGAATCAACGTCCGTCGCCTATTCATCTATGTTGAAGAAGCGATTTCTGCCGCTGCTAAGGATCAACTCTTCGAGTTCAACGATGAGGTCACCCGTACCAACTTCGTGAACATCGTAGAACCTTTCCTACGCGATGTGCAGTCCAAGAGAGGCATCACCGACTTCATCGTTGTTTGTGACGAAACAAACAACACTCCTGCCGTTGTAGACAGGAATGAATTCGTTGCTGACATCTTCCTCAAGCCAACGCGCTCCATCAACTTCATTGGTCTAACCTTCGTTGCTACTCGTAGCGGCGTCTCCTTTGAAGAGATTGTGGGCACTGTATAATCACTTCTCTACCTTATAAACCGGAGTTTTAAATCCAATGGCAAGTACCAGAAAACAGGTAGAATCTCCCGTATTGAGGACGATTAGTGACTTCAAAGCAAAACTGACTGGTGGCGGTGCCCGCCCCAATCTGTTTGAAGTCGTTCTTCAGTTTCCTCTCTCGGCACCTACCGACACAGACACCCTACAGAAGTCACGCTTCCTTGTAAAGGCAGCAGCACTTCCTGCTTCAAACATCACTCCCATCGAAGTTCCTTTCCGTGGTCGTGTTCTAAAAATCGCAGGCGATAGAACCTTCGATACTTGGACCATCACCGTCCTAAACGACACCGACTTCGCAATCCGCTCCGCATTCGAGAAGTGGATGAACACGATGAACAAGATGGAAGACGCGACTGGAACGCAGGATCCCGCAGACTATCAGTCTGACGCATATGTCTATCAACTAGACCGCGACGGGTCCACCCTACGCACCTATCGCTTCCACGATGTATTCCCAACCAACATCCAGGCAATCGATCTCAACTACGAAACCACTGATACTATTCAGGAGTTCACTGTAGAGATGCAGGTCCAGTGGTGGGAAGCAATCAAAGGCAGCGGCAGTAACGCTGGTGGCGAAGA